GTATAATCATTTATAGACATTTTACTTTTAAAATATATTAATTCCTTATGTATTATTAACATTTAAAAAACAAATAAATAAAAAAATGATATTAGGAAATATTAATATTATTAATTAAATATGAATAAAATCTCATCATTGCATAATAAAACTAAAGAAATTGATATATTAGATATGCCATATAATGATAAAAATATATTATTATCAAATGAAGCATTATCTTTATTTATATATAATCATGGAATAAATGAAGATAATTATAAAATTAATGATATTAATTTATATCGAACAGCATTCGTTCATCAATCATATTGTACTATGAAAAATCTAGATTTTATAAATAGTAATAGTAAATGTCCCGATAATTGTCTACCTCTACAAGATATGTCATATGAAAGATTAGAATTTTTAGGTGATTCTATTTTAGATATGGTTATATCTGAATATATATATGAAAGATATCCAGATCAGAATGAAGGTTTTCTATCTAAAATGAGAACAAAAATAGTTAATGGTAAAATGCTAGGTTTTTTATCAAATAAAATAGGTTTTAATAAATATGCAATTATATCAAAACAAGTTGAAGATTCAAATGGTAGAAATAATTATAAAATAATGGAAGATATATTTGAAGCATTTATAGCCGCATTATTTCAAGATTCAAATTCAGATTATAAATTAACATATAAATGGATAATACATATTATAGAAAATTTTATTGATTTTAGTGATCTTATTATATCAAAAACAAATTATAAAGATATGTTAATTTATCATATGCAACATCATTTACAAGATATTCCTAAATTTTTAGAAATAGAAGTAAATATTAAAGATTCTGTTAAAAATTTTAAATATTGTATTAAAGATAAAAGTAATACTGTTATTTCAACAGCATCTGGTAATTCAAAAAAAGAAGCTGAAAATAATGCAGCATTAGAAGCATTAAAACATTATGGTGTTAATATTAATACTGTAAATATAACATCAAATTATTAAAATTTATATATATATATAAACGTAATTTAATTTCTTTATAAAAATGAAAATAAAAAATTTGATATTAGTATTAAATTTAACATTAATAAATGCATTTATTCCCAGTAATATAAATTATAAAACATTATCATACAAAAATTCAAATATATTATATTTATCAAAAAAAGAAAACATTCTAAATAATACTAATAATAATTGGAAAAAAAATTTAGGAAAAGAATTATTATATGCCAAACGTCCAATTGGAGTGCCCGATTATGTAGAAAATATTAAACAAGCGCCTAATACAAAAACCTTATTAAAAAATAATACAATTATTAAAAATAATAAAAATAGTATATTTTTTTCTAATTATAATAATATTTTAAATGTTAAAAGTTTAAATTTTTTAAATATTACAGATTTATCAAATAAATTAATATTTAATAAAAAAATACCGAATATATTAAGATACTGTATTAGTAATTTTTCTTTAAAAGATTCAGAATTAAAACATTCTAGAATTGCTATGTTAGCTATAATTGGTAGAATATCTGCCGAGAGTATTCATCCTATACTTGCAAATAAATTATATTCAGAAAATTTATTAGTAAATAACGAATTAGTACCATCTATTTTTAATGGTGGTTTAAATAAAATTCATCCGATATTTTATATATTTACACTATTTTATATATTTTTAATTGAATTAAATAATTTAATTGCTATATCTGATTTAACAAATACTACAAAAATTAATACTAATAATATATCACCTTTTGATCCATTAAATATTTATAATTCTAAATCAGATATTGATAAAAAATTTATACAATATAATGAAATAAATATTGGTAGAATATCTATGGTAATAAGTACATGGTTTACTTACTATGAATATGTTACTCAAAAAAATGTAATAAATCCCGAATTATTAAGTTTATATCCTTGGGTAATTTTAAGTATAATTATTTCATTATATACATAATAATATATAAAATATGTTATGTGATATATTGTTATCAATATTTTTGATTTTTATATATTTTTTTTATAATATTTTAAATCACGTAATATAATAGTAATGAGTAAATATAAATTGTTGAAAGATAAAATTATTTTAAATAAAAAAATAAAAATTTATACTAAAAAAAATTCTAAAAAATTATATTGTAAATTAAAAACTCGCACTAAAACTGGATATAAGAATAAAATGGTTTCTATAAAAGATTATAAAAAATATTATAATAAAAAAATGAAAGGCGGAGTTAAAAAAAGACCAAAAAGTAAAACAAAGAAAACTAAAAAATCATTTAATCCATTTGCAGTAAAAGAAAGTATAAGAGAAAAATTTGGAACTCAAATGCTTGTATTTAAACCCAAAAAATTCAAGATATCATCGACTGTTCCTCGAAAATCTGCATTTAATAACAGTGAGTTTAGAAGACATATGGATTTGGAAAATACAGCCAGGAATATCACATGGGGGCCAACACAAATAAGGACATTTGATAATTATCCATTACGAAGAGTTACTGCTATTTCGATAAATAATGTTTCTCCATATCCAGAACTTAGATATAGTGCAGGTTTTGCACCACGTAGAAGAACACATTTTAGAATACCACATCGTGGACCAACACTACAACAAAAAAGAAACAGAGAGATTGCAAGACAACGAGCTTTTGATCATGAATTAAAAAGAGCAAGAGAAGAAAGAATAAATTTAAATTCAGGATTAAAACATAGACCAATTCAAAGACCATATAATCATGAAGCACAAAGAAGAAGACTTTTAATAAAAAATCGGGGATATTAAATTAGATTTTTTTTAATAAATTATAATATTTAATAGATATAATAAGATATGAATAATGAATGTTATAATTTAAAATTAACAGAATATGATAATGGTTTATTTGATAAATCAATAGATGCTACATATATAATATTTTTAGAAGGTAATACAAAAAGATATGAAAATATTGAAAATCAACTAAAAAAATATAAACCAACTAAAAAAGTGTATATTTTATATAATAAAGGATGGAAAAAATGCCAAAAAGATAAATATATAACAAATACGGCTAAAGATTTAGTTGATTGTAATATATTTATTTTAAAACATGCACAAAAAAAAAATTATGATAATATTTTAATATTAGAAGATGATTTTATGTTTGATAATAATATAAAAAATGAAAATATAATCCAAGATATAGATAATTTTTTATTAAAAAATATAAATAAATCTTTTAGTTTTTATTTAGGAACACTTCCATTTATATTTATACCATATAGTAATACTATAAATATAGGTTTATTAAATATTTATACACATTCAGTAATATTTTCAAAAAAATATAGAGAAAAAATATTAAAATATAATTATAAAACAATTGATTGTTGGGATATATTTCAAAATAAATTTAATATGAATAAATATTATTACAATATTCCTTTATCATATCAAGTAATTGAAGATACAGATAATAGTAAAAATTGGCCGGTTTGTGATATAATAAGAATATTATATTTAAAAATAGCGATGTTTTTATCAGCAGATAAAGATCCGAAACTATTTTTTAAAATATTTTATTATATAAGTTATATACTAACAATTTTGTTAATATTAATAATAGTAATAATATTATATTATATTTATAAAATATTTAAAAATAAATTATTTAGAAAAAATTTTTTTTAAAAAATCTAATGTATCAATAGTATTTTCTTGTAATTTTTCTTTAACATCAGGTGTATCAACTTTTAATTTTTCATTATTTTTAGTAGAAATACATTTATTTTTTACTTCTTTAAGTTCTTTATTTAAAGATTGGATACAATTAATTAAATAATATATTAAATAAATTAATATAATACATATAATTAAAAATGTAAGATCCATTAAATAATTAATATCTATTTATTAATTATAAAAATAAATTATGAAAATTTTAATCCAGCGGTATTACCAATGATTTCAAATATATTATAACTAATTGAATAAATATCTATAAGATAATTTTTAATATTTTTGTCTAAATTAAGTTCTGTAAATTTATTATTTTTATTAAGTTTAAAATTTAAATTAAATTCTAAATCATTATCATTATATTCTTTAGTATATATAGACAATTGGGTTTCAACTAATGATGCATTATAATAACCAGAAGGATTATTTTTTTCAGGATTTAATGCAAAAGAATAAATGTAAATCCCATTATATTTAGGAATATTAGTATGTGTCTGATATGGTTGTATTTTATTATAAAAATCAGCATTTTTATTATCAACAATAATTTTAGTTTTATCCCATATAATAGAAGCTCTATCCATTATCCCATAATTGTTATTTTGTCGAATAGAAGCGGTATAATTAGTATGTGCATTAAAATTAGTAATATAATCTTCGCGTCTAGTAATCCATATTATTTCTTTAGTAGGTTTTGTATTATTAATATTAATAATAGTATTATTTAAAGATTTTTCAATAATATTCTGATATGTTATTTCAAATTGTTCAACTAAATATGATATACTTGTTTTTTCAAAAATTTGTTTTCTCTCTTTTTCAGCTAAAAATATATAAGTTGCTTCAATATATGGTTTAATATTTAAAGATTTTGTAAATTTTTTTATATTAATATAGTCTCTTTTTTTAATACCACTTTGTAAATTCGTCGCATATAATTGATTATAAAATAAAGGACTTATATTTTCTTCTAAATCATTTGAATAAACTGTATATAAATTTTCAGAATTTTCTAATTGTATTACTAGTGTTATTTCTCTTGCTTGTAATCTTAATAAGGGTAATGCCAAAGACGGATTTTTAGTAAACCAAAAAGGTAAAGGTATTATTAGATTATATTCATTAATAGACGGAATATTGTTTTGAATAGAAGAATTGGGATAATAATTATATGAAAATTTATTATTATTAATTACAACTTTTTTAGAATTTGTTAATGAAGGATTATTTAATTCAGGTGTATTGCCGATCATTATATCAAAACCTTCAGTATCCATTGTCAATTCATTCCAAATATTTAACCAATCGCTAGTAATAGTATCAATAATATTACCATCCATTCTAATAGTTGCTTTTTTAACCAAAATATTACCAATATTTTTAACCCATTTAAAAGCTAAATTAGAAGGTGAATATATTTTTGGTAAAGTACAACAAAAATAGAGATTCTTTAATAAATCACCGTGTCTAGATATTTTACATATATATTCGGCATCTGTAATATTGGGATCTAGAACAGGCAAACTATTAAATTCTAATTGTAAATTATCTATAGAAAAATTTGTATGTTTTTTCCAAGCATGTTTAAAATAACTCATATCGGGATTAATACATAAATAATTATCATGTTGACCTCTACAAACTAATTGAAATAAACCACCGCCCATTATTTAATATGTATATTTATATTTATAAATAACTTTCTTTTTTTATATATTTAATATGGTTTAACTCTAGTTCTTGTAGAATTTAAATCAATATTAGCAATTGGATATAAATTTGTACCCGGATTAGTAGGAGGAGTGTAAGGAAATTTATTAAATCCTTTTATAAATGCACTTTTAATTTCATCACTATTTAATGCATAATTATAATATGTTAAATCTGCCATTTGTAAAGGACTATTATCAGTTGAATTGAATATTTTGTTTTCGGTATTTACGGGATTCATTGATAATAAATTACCCGGATTTAAATATAATGGCGCTCTATTATGTTTCATTGCTGCAGAACCCGGAATTCCATCTGTTGTTCCGTTATAAGGGGCTTCAACTTCTCTATCTAACATTTTGATACCATTTAAATATATTTTACAAGATGTTTTAAATTTATTTAATATATCATTTTCGGGTGTTATTTCTTTTAATACTAAGGTAAACATAAACCATTTATTATCATATTCTGATGAATTCATATCATATATACCTAATAATCCAGCATTTCTATCATCCCATTTACCAGTATCACATTTAACTAAAGTATTGCCATCAAATCTATAAGAATCTGGATCAGTTAATGTATTATATTCAACAATAATAGATGTACCGTCTTTTTTCATTCTTAATAATGGATTCTTAACTAAAATATATTTACCTCTTTTTTTCAATAAACAATTTGCTTGTGTTGAAGTTTCTCTATAGGGCAATTGTATTTTACTACCTCTTAAAAATAGTAAAATATCATCACCGTGATTGTTTGCAAGTAATATATTAGTTCTATCTATTTTTAACCAAAAATTATATGAATACTCGGCACCACCAGTTTGATTTATAGAAGGTACTAAATTTCTATATGAATTAGAAGTTTCTTTGTAAGTATTATATTCAACATCCGAATGTGTAGCATAATCATAAATACCTTTAAAAACAGGAATTCTTTTTTTAATATTACTTGCATTTCTTAAAGTATCAATTCTTTCATAATTATATACCATATATGCTATAAATAATAAAATCAATACTATAAATATTCCTAAAAATACTTGAATAATATTTGATATCATTTAATTATTATCTCTATTAATGGTATATAATTTTTTTAAAAATAAATAAATTTTTTATGAAATTCTATAAATTGGACTACGTAATCCGTATGCACCTAGACCTAATTTGGCCATTATATTATCAATTGGACCTTCATTATAATTGTTATGAATATCTCTATCATTTAAATCATAATTAAACATTGTAAATTTGCATAATAATCCCGCAAATCCAGGATTATTATCAACATCATGTGATCCTCCAATTATTATATTATCTGTTCTATCTAAATCCAAATCAGTTATATTATATGTATGTGGATTTTGGCCATCACCACAAATTCCTCTACATTCTTCTCCGTGTCCGGCATGTCCTACTAATTCACCATCAACATATGTTGTAATGCTACCCCCCTGACTTGTACCGTAATCATTTACAACAATGCCAATATGAACCCATCTTTGAATAGGAACATATTCAATACATACACCTTGTTCCATATATTTTCTAAATTCAGTACAACTGCCATTATCTATATCTTGACTAAACATAGATTCAATAGAAGGTTGATCTTCTTTATTATCAAAAACATCACTTTCATTAGTATATCCAGGGGAATTACTATATTTTTTACTAAATCTAATATATAATTTATTCTTATTTTTATCTAAAAATATTTGCGGGGAGCGATCTTTTAATGATGTTTCAGAACCTATATATAATACATTTTTGAAAAATTGGTGTGACATATCTTTTATATATATCCAAAAAGTATAGGTTCTTTTTAGTCCATTACCCGATGGTAATTTACGATCCATTTCTACTTTATTTTTAATATTACATATAACTGGTAATTTAGTTGCAGAAACTACTAATCTAGATTGATTAAATAGTGAATTTGCTATATAATTATACATAACATACGCAATAATTAATGCAATTAATATTACAATTATTAAACCGATTATTGTTTCGGGTCTATTTGTTATATTTTGTAATTTAGCTACAGAATTTTGCATTGTTGATAATGAATTATTATATAATACTTTTGATTTATTTTTTATACTAGAAACTGCATTATTTAAAGTCTGCTTTCCCATTTCAGGTGAATTAAATATACTGTCATCCTGGCCCTGAGGTATATTATTCATTATATTTATTCTATCTAATTTAAGTATATAAATTTATGTTAATAGAATTTATATGATAACTCCCAATATGAAAATATTGATTATTATAATTAAAACCTTTCTTCATATTTTTTTTTTGTAATGATAAATAACTCAATAATTTAGTAAAATTATCTAAATTAGATTTATGATTTTTTTTTCCAGGTATTACAGATAAAAAATATACATATGATACAATTATATCTATAGCAGAATCTATTACATTATTATTCATTAACAAATCAAATAAACAAAAATCATATAAAAAATTTTTATAATATTCATTTTTATTTCCTAATAATGTTTTTCTATTTTTTAATTCTATTATTAAATTTTCATGAAATCTTAACGGTATTAACCATGATTCCATATGCATTATTTTTACAACAATATTTCTGTTAAATTCTGAACCATATAAATATTCTATATTTGAAACTTCATCTATTTTATCTATTTTTTCAATAATATTATTGTTTTCTAATAAAAATAAACACTGTTGAATATTATAATTGCTTTTATTTATTATATTATTTATTTCATCTTTTTTTAAATTCCGATTTTTTTCCAATAAAATTTTAGCAATATCTTCTTTTGATGGTACTTCAAATTCTATTGTTTCGCATTTTTTTTTTATATTACCTAATTTTTTTAATAAATCTTTACCACATATACATATTATTGCAATGTTTTTTAATTTTTTATTATTTAATACATTATATAATGTTGTATTAATTGTTCTGTCTACTGATAATAATATATCATAATTATCTATAATTATTATCTTTTTCTTATCTACGTTATTAGAAATAATATCCATAAAATTTATTGCCGTAACGCTTTTGAACAATATATCTTCAAATTCTGCTGATGATGTTACATTTGATATTGTAATATTTATAATATTTAAGTTTAATTCATTACATATTTTTATAATATTATATGTTTTTCCTATTCCGGAATTTCCATATATTATTATACAACTTTTAAAAGAAATCTTATTATCCGTATTATTTACTAATTTAATAATTTTTTCTTTTAAATTCATTATTATTTTAATTAATAATTATTTCTTATATTATTAATTGTATTACTAGATATAATATATATGATATTATTATTAATAATGGTAATACTATTTCAATACTTAATAATGATGTTACATTTGAATCAATATTATATCCAAAATGTTTAATATTACCATCGTGGTCGAACATCATAGATGGTTTAAATAAGAAAATTGTTAAAAGGAGTGTAATATATATTAATATTATAATATATTTTCTTGAATACATATTAAAATTCTATCTTAATTTATTATAATATTATAAATAAGGAGATTAAAAGATGAAAGATATACTAATATTAATACTAATTATTATACTTTTCATAATTTTTTCAAAAAAATTTACTGAAAATTTTACATTATTTCATATAGATAATGATAAAAATCTTTTTGCACCATATTATGTAAATCATAAATTCAATTTTGATAAAAAATTTGTAATCGATTCGCAACCATCTAATAATTTAGATTTTATTAATTCAAATAATAAAACTTTTGAATACAATGATTCATTATTTAAAGAAAAATTATATAAAATCTTTGAAATAAATAATAATTTAAAAATTTTATTTAAAATTAGTGAAAATATTATTTGGTCCTCATGGAAAAATCCGGATAAATGTAATATACAAATATATAATAAATTTATTAATTATTTAAATGTTATATTAAAGGAAAATTCTATTAATAATATATATCA